TATATGGAGTGGTTAAGTCCGTGGAATAAACGTATAAAATTAACTATTGATGGTACTAAAATAACAGGCGATTTAACTAATTTCCCACTAATGGTTAAATTATCATCAGCGGCCGGTATCAACCAAAAAGATATTACAGATATTATAACAACTTTAACAAATAGTGAGGTTGTTTTTAATGATGATTGTAGTAGTGGTTTTATAAACAAATGGGAAGACAAATCTAATGGCGATTCATATTCAGGTTATAATAATGGAAGATTATATTTACAATTAAACAATGGAGGAGATACTGAAGGTGTTAATGTATTGAGCAAGTCTTCATTTGAAGCTAGTGGTAAATATATTATTGAATTTGATTGGTATCCTGTAGACGGTTCCGTATGGTATGATGATGATAATACTGATGCTAGAAATCAATTGTCTATTTTGTGTACTAATCCTAGTTATAATAGCGGTGTTTTTCGGTATAATGCGCCTGAATATGCAATTAATACTAATTCTAAACTTATTTTGGCTTTGCGTTCTAATAAGAGTAATAAAGTATCATGTTGGCAACGTTTAAATGGTACCTTAACTACTTTAATTAATGAAAATTTTACATATGGAAATCATCATTATGTGAAATGGGTTATTGATTTTGATTTATTTACAATAAAGTTGTATATTGATGACCAATTTATAGGATCATCTAGTTTTGGTTCTACAATCTTGGATTACATAGGCACAGAATTCAAATTAAATTTTCATTGGCATACTTATAGTCATACGGGTACTCAATACTATGATAATATTAAAATTACTCATGTGCAGGCAGGCTCTAAAAAATTTATTATTACTACAAATGACCATGTACCGTGTTACACTGAAATTGAGCATTGGACATTTAATGATGCTACTTTGTGGGTTAAAGTTCCTAATATAGTTTCAGGTACAGACACAGTTTTATATTTTTATTATGATGGTGAGGAAGACAATGGTACTACAGTTGGTTATATAGGTGAATCCGCTGCTATGCAGGTATGGGATAATAATTACTTATGTGTTTATCATTTGTCGCAAAATCCTGATAATGATAGAATTAATGTTATTAAAGATTCCACTAGGAATGCTAATCATGGTACTTCTGGCGGTAATATGAAATTTTCGTCGTTGGTGGATGCTAAAACAGGGTGTGCAGTTAAATTTGATGGTAGTGACGATTATATTCATATAGCACATAATATTGGAACAACATCTAATCAATGGACTATAGAATATTTATTTAAGAGTTCTGCGACTAATGTTGATGGTGACGCTCATGTTTTTTGGAATGGTTCAACCGATGGTTGTGGTATTTACAATTATGGTAATAATTTAGCTATTCGGAGTGATGGGGGTTTTTGGTATGAGCAGCCAACGGCTGCTGTTTATGATAATAACTGGCATTATAATGTCCATTATTGGGATGGTGCTGATTGTTATCATATATTAGACGATAGTACACCTAGTGAAAAGACAAACTTTGGTATTAATTTACCTAATTCTAATTTATGGTTTGGACGGCGTTCAGATGGCCATGATTTATATGCTGGCGCGTTAGATGAGGTTCGTGTTTCAAAAGTTAAGCGTTCGAATGCATATATAAAGGCAACCTATTATGCAATTTGGGATGAATTAATTACTTATGGCGATGTTGAATATGGACCTATTTATTATATTGATGGACATGTTACAGAAAATGGTTCGCCTGTTAAGAGATTAGTTCGTTTATATTATAGATTGTCGGGAGAATTAGTAGATACAACAACTTCTAGCGGCGATGGTTATTATAGAGTGACAACGTCATATAGCGGTCAACATTTTGTAGTTGTTTTTGACGATGATGAGGGAGAAGAGTATAATGCTTTAATTGCAGATCGTTTAGTTCCGAGGGTGTTATAATGGGTACGATTTTTAATTTTATAAATGGGCCTGCGTTAGATTTAAACTTTCATTTTGGCCAACGCGGAGTAATTAATTTTAATTTTATTAATACTGGGTATGCTCCAAACTCTAATTTTAATTTTGGAATTATTAAAAAAAATTTTGATGTTTTATTTGGCACTACAAATAATTTTACTTCTGTTTGGGTACTAAACAGTAAGTTATATATAACTAACGACGTTTTAAATGTCATTGATTTAAAATCTAACACTTTATGTGATTGGTATTCTATGACGCAAAAAGGGCGCGCTGACGAAGTTTTAGATAACTCTAATATTGTTGATATTGTAGTTGATTAGGAGATAAACATGTCATTATATTATTTTGCAGGAACTGTTACTGAACAATCCACTGCTGTAAGTGGAGCATCTATTTATGTTTATTTAGAAAGTACTGGGGAGTTTATTAATAGCACGACTTCTAGTGGTGACGGATCATTTTATGTTACAACTACTACTAGCGCTGCTCATTTTTTGGTATGTGTTCCACCATCTGGTTTAGTTGGTTATAATGATTTAGTGTATGGTGATTTGTATCCTGTTACTGTATCTGGTATGTAAATTGAGGGGATAGATGGCTTATACTAGACCTATAGCATCGAATATACCGTTTAAGTTTACTACTAAAGGGTATACAACTCCAGACTCACAAAAAGTACGTTTTCGATTTGGTACTGCAGAGTTCTCATCTTTAAAAGCGGCTATAGCTGTTTTTGGTCAAGATTATATTAAAGAGTGCCCCACTATTGTAGTTGGATATAGTAGTGGTGCACCACAAATATTACAGTTGCCATGTGTGTATACTGGTTTTAGGCATTTAAGCGCTTATTTACAAGTATTGCCTCCTAACGTTACTCTTACTGCATATATTTATGCTGTTAGTAATTATTTAGATATTTCCGCTTTTTTAAGGACTACTATACAGACATACCTTAATTTGTCAGCCACGGTTTATTCTATACCATCTATACACCTTTCAGCTTTTGTTCATGGTTTTGATGTGGTTAATTTGTATGCTGAGTTGCAAGGCTTTGAATTAACTGATTTGGATGCGGTTATATCAGGCCATTTGCCTGCAAATTTGTTTGCTTGTTTAAATATTATAGAGATACAAGATTTACCAGGATATATTAAAGGTGAATGGTTGCATGGTATTTTTAATTTACAAGCTAATATATATAAAATTTATCAACGTGGGCGTTTAAATTTACGTGGTATATTACATGGGTATGATGTTACGGATTTGGTGGGGTTAATTACGATTGTTTATAAATATGATTTGGCAGCTTTTATTCGGTCAAGCACAATATTTGATCTTAACGCTTTTATTTATAATATTATACCATATAATTTATCTGCACAACTACATGGTTTTGATGCTAAATTATTGTTTGGTTCAATTACAGGTGGGTATTCGCCAGGACATTTACGCGCCTACTTATATGTAGTGCCTCCTAGTAATCTTAAAGCTGTAATTCATGGATACAAAGGTATTAAAGTATCTTCTAATTTACGGGCTAATGTTAGTAGTTTTTATATGGCAGCATTAACTGGTAGTATTGTAGGTATTGGAAGCATTGATTTGGCGGCTAGTGTGGTAATAAAAGGTTATTCAAACACATTACAAGCTAAAATTAGACCAAAAGTTGTACATTTAAAAAAGGTAGTGCTTGTATCTTTGTTAGAACATATAGATTTAAATGCTGTTATTAATTATTCTTGTTTCGCGTCATCGTTTAGTGATTTGAATGGTTATTTATATCCTATTTATAAAAATGATTTGAGAGCTTATATTTTTTCGTGGAAGTCAGACGATGGTTATTTAGACTTAGCGGCTTCAATTAATACTGCATTATATAATGTAGAAGATAAATTTGATGTAAAATATGTACCAAGCCAGCCGAAATATACTAGCAATAATATTGTAATTAGACCAAGACGTGCTTATTATAGTTATGATACTATTGATGTTTTATTTGGAGCTTATTATTTTAAAAATTTAATGGCTAGCGTTGTAGGAACGTTACGTTTTAGCAATTTATCAGCGTATGTAAAACCACATATACCTAGAAATTATAGTGAATTGCCAGAATATGTTAAACCAAAAAGTCATGAGGTTGTTATAAAATTTGATACAAAGGGCCGAGAAAAATGGCGTCGTTTTGTGGAGTTAATGTTTAAAAAAGATGGCGATGAGCCTTATCATTATTTTTACGTAAGTGGTGAAAATAAAGTTTATAAGGTTGATAAAACTAGGCATTGGACAATTTGGGCATATTCTTATGTTTCTGATAAAACTGATATGATTGAAAGGAATGCGGTAAGAACTAAATTTATTTTTGATATAAGTAAATATAACTCTATTGATGAGGCAGTTAGGGATTTAATTGATAGGGTAGCGGTTTATAGAGAATTTGATTTAAGTGCACGTATTAATGCGTATTTAGACAAAATTAGTTATTTAAAAGCTAAGATTATGCCACAAGGTAACGCAAGGTATAGATGGAGTACGTATTTACGGGCTTCTATTATTTGTAATTAAGTTTTAGTTTATGAGTGGTATGATTGGAATGGGTCAAACTTACATTTATAGAGAGGGTGGTTTTTTGTTGAAGCTGGAAGCCCAATTGAAAAAATAGATGTAACAAAAGGTGAAAAAAGTATTTTGAAAATAAAATTTTTGTGCTATAATATAAGTAAAAAGCGCAAAGGAGTTATTTATGGAATTTAAGATTTCAGTTTATGAATTACAGCAGATTTTTAATAAATTAGGTGGAGTGGTCAGGCCAGCGGAGGATAGTATAGTTGGTATGGTTTGTATCGAAGCTGGAGATGAGCTTTATTTTAAAGCTACAAACGGGCCACTATCAATAATTATAAAGTCTGAGTCCGCTGAAATAGTTAATAAAGGAGTAGCATTATTTAAATTTAGAGATTTAAAGGGGTACATTTCAAAATTTATTCCATATTCAGAAACAGGTGGGACAAAAGAATTTCATTTCGTAATTGATAAGAACGGTTTGGTAAAAGCAAAAACTTTCTTTGAAGATGGAAAGTCTTCTTCCCGTAAACTGCACTTCGATATTTATAATCCTTCCATTTTTCCAATTATAAAAGTAGTTAACCAACCTGATTTAGTTCTAAACAGTAGCATATTAAAAGATGGGATTATAAAAACGCTTAATATTATTAATCCAACTGAAATTAGAAAGGCTTTAGCTAGTCTTTATATTAAGCTTTATAAAGACAAAATAATTTTTGTTGGTTCGGATGGCGTTCGTTTGGCAGAATATATTATTCCATTGAAAATTAATATGGATGAAAAAATTGTTTTGTTTACTTATACTTTAGCAAATATTTTACGAAGTTTATTAGATTTAGATAAACAGGTTTTTATAAAGTTTGGATCTAAATATGCATATTTTAAATTTGAAAATGTGTTTTTAGCTGGAGCTTTAATCATTAATGAAGAATACCCTGATTACAAACAAACCTTGTCTAATGTTGATAAAAGCTATAAATTTCCACGGTTGGCAGTATACGATACATTAAAAACAATGAGTGATACGTTTGATGCTGGAGATGACAATAGGGTTATATTTGAGTTTAAAAACGATAAATTAGTAGTTAGTAATACACGAGTAGAGGCTGTTTATGAATTGGGTTATAGCGTTGATCAGCCTTTTATGTTTGCAGTAAATGGACTGATGTTGGAAAGCGTTTTGCAATATTTTATGTATGATGTAATTGATATTTTTATAAATGACGCGTTAAAGTTCGTTGTTTTTAAATCTAATACTGAGAATTATACTACATTAGTTTCAACTTTGAAAATGATATGAAAGCATTTGATATTTTTACAGGCGAAGATTTTGATAAAAGTCGTTTAGAGGAAGCTGTGCGTATTGTTGAGGAACATGGCTATAAAGTAGTGCGTTCTAAAGAGGAAGCGCGTGATTTAGCTATAGATGTTGGTTATAAGGTGTTAGATCCTATTTTTACTGATAACAAAATAACTACATTAAAAGATTTACGAAAATTATTTTATACTCGTTTATATGAGAAGTATAGATTAGAAGATAATAGTTATTTGTTCGGTAATTATCAAATTGATTTAAAATATTTACGATTGTTAGTTGAGGAAAGGGAGTTAGAAGGTTTAAATCGCTTTAATGCAATTCAAGAAGCAGCAGCAATTATTAATGTAATTTTTGACAATTTAGATGAGTTTAATTTTGATAGAATACCTGATATCCGTATTTTAGGCCAAAAGAAAATGGCGTGGGTAACCGATAAAGCATTACGACTACTCAATGCGAAAACAGAGAAAGCAAAGTTTGAAAAAGTTAGGAACATTGCAGAGGGTATCGAAGAAGAGGTTGAAAAAGAAATTAATTATTCTAAGGCTGATTTACAAAGAATTTTAAATGGGTTGGAGAGGTGATTTATGGCAAAGAATAAAAAGAATAAGTCTAAAAATAAACTTAGTACGTTGGAGTTAGCTAAAAAAGCGATTATTCAAAAGTATGGGAGTGAGGTTATAAGCGAATTAAAATCACATGAAGATTTAAAAGTGGAAGTTATTTCTACTGGTTGTTTGGCTTTAGATTCGGCATTAGGGGTTGGTGGTTTAGCTCGTGGTAGACTTCATGAAATGTATGGGCCTAATAGCAGTGGTAAATCAACATTAGCTTTGAGTGTTTGTATGCAAGCATTAAAGCAAGATCTTAAAGTAGTATATATTGATGCTGAACACTCGCTAGATCCTAAATTAGTTAGAAATATGGGAGCAGCTGTTGGAGTAAATCCAGATTCAATGGATATTGTTCAAGCTTTTACTGGAGATGATAATCTTGAGATAGCCGAATTATTAATGAAAACTGGTGAGATTGCTGTTTTAGTAGTTGATAGCGTCTCAGCTTTACTGCCTAAAGATATGGCCGATGGTGAGATTGGTGATAATTATATTGGGTTGTTAGCGAGATTGATGAGTAAAGCATGTGTAAAACTTACGCCAGTTGCCAATTATACTAATACCTTATTAATTTTTGTAAATCAGATACGGCATAGTATAGGTAAATGGGGAAATAATGAGATTCCTACTGGTGGAGAAGCATTGTCGTTTTATTCAACAACTAGAATTAAAGTAGACGGTGGTGAGACAGGAGTATCTAGGATCATGTCTGAGGATGGGGTAGTTATAGGTCATAAATGTAAATTTACGGTTGTTAAAAACAAACTTGCAGCTCCATGGCGTACTGCATCTATAGATTTAATTTATGGTAAAGGATATAATTATGTATCTGAAGTTGTTGATTTGGCCGTACAATTTGGAATAATAAATCAAAAAGGATCGTGGTTTGAGTATGAGTCTAACAGCATTCAAGGTAGGGATAATTTGATAAATTTTATAAATGATGATAAAAAGACGTATAAAATTCTTGTAAATGATGTTAAAAAGATGTTAATGTTACAGTAGAGGCTATATACATGCCCAAAAAATTTACAACATATAATGTTCAATCTATAATGCAGTTAGAAGGGTATGTATTATTAAGTGAGTACCAAGGCTATTATAAACCTTTAATTGTTAAGTGTTCTAGAGGTCATGAATATCAAACTACATTATCTAGTTGGAGATCTGGTGTAAGATGTCCGTTGTGTACTGGACGTAAAAAATGGTGTTATGATGAAGTGAAGGCGGCGTTTGAAAAAGAGGGTTATCAATTATTAAATAAAGGCTATAAAAATAATAAGCAAAGGTTATATTTTATATGTCCTAATGGGCATCGTGGTTATATATTATGGATTAATTGGTTAAAAGGGCATAGATGTTTTATGTGTGGTAGAATTAAGGCTTCCATAAAGCAACGAAAGTCGTTTGATTATATTAAGAAGGCTTTTTCAGAAGAAGGCTATGAATTATTAAGCAGTGGTTATGTTAATAGGAATACTAAATTAAAATTTAAATGTCCTAATGGACATATTTATTATACAACGTGGCGTGAATGGGCAAGCGGTAAAAGATGCGCTGTTTGTGCTGGAAATGCTAAACCGAGTTATGAAATTGTTAAAGAAGCGTTTGTTTGTGAAGGGTATGAATTATTGAGTGAGAGATATATTAATAGTTATGCGAAATTAAAATGTAAATGCCCATATGGACACGTAATATATATTAGTTGGGATAAATGGAAACACGGTAGGCGATGTTCTGTTTGCGCTGCTATTAAAAGGTTTGGCTCAGGTAATCCTATGTGGAGAGGCGGTAAATCGTTTGAGCGCTATTGTTCGTTGTGGAAGGATAGAGATTTTAAAGAATATATTAAGTGGAGAGATGGATATATATGCAATAATGCTGGTTGTACTAAAAATACTGATTTAGTTATACATCATGTGGATTATAATAAAAAGAATTGTGAATTATCGAATTTAATAACGCTTTGTAGAGCGTGTAATAGTAGGGTAAATAAGAATAGGGTTTGGTATGAAACGTGGTTTAAACGTTTACTAAGTCGTAAATTTGGGTATAAATATGAGTAAGTTGGCTGATAAAACTTATGATTTTTTACGTAATGTGTTTCCTTTTTATACAATAATACCGGAATATTATATTAAATATAAGGGTCATAGATTATTCTTTGATTTTTTTATAAAAGAGCTTAATTTAGCAATAGAGGTTCAAGGTGAGCAGCATTATTCGTTTATTAAACATTTTCATGAAGATAAAGAAGGATTTTTGCGCTCTAAACATAGAGATAATTTGAAAAAAGAATATTGTCAATATAATGAGATTGTATTATTGTATATACATTCAGAAACAGAATTAAATAAAGATGAATTTTTGAAACGTATTTTAAATTTGTTAAAGGATATAGATTAAGATGATTGAGATAATAACTGATAAGAAAAAACATCCGAGAGATCCTGATATGGAAAAAGATTGTCCAGATTTTATTCCATTGGATGATGGGACTATTAAAGGTGATTGGAAATATTGTAATTTATCGTTTCAATGTAGGCAAATAGGGATGTTGAGTGATTATGTTGAGTTTACGGATGAAAATGGTAATGTGATTATTAGGGATTATTTGTGTACTGGTAAACGTCCTGTTTGGGAAGAAAGAAGTGAAGATGAGAAAGCATATTAAGTCACCATTAAAATGGGCTGGAAGTAAAGCTAAGAGCCTTGATTTTATTTTAGATGCTATACCAATTAAACCAAAACGTTTTATAGAGCCATTTGCAGGTTCAGCTGTAGTTTCTTTTAATATTGAAGCAGACGAGTATTTGGTAGCCGACATTAATAAGGATGTTATTAATTTTTTTAATACATTGAAAGAATATAAATTGGAGTTTATTGACTATTGTAAACAATTATTTATTAATGGAAATGTTAAGGATGTTTATTATTATAATAGAAAAATTTTTAATGGTTTAGAGTTTGATTATTACAGGGCGGCGCTTTTTTTATATTTAAATAGGCACTGTTTTAATGGGTTATGTAGGTATAATTCTAAAAACGAGTTTAATGTTCCTTTTGGTAAATATAAAAATGTTTATTTTCCTGAGAAAGAAATGCTTTTCTTAGTAAATAATATTGATAAGTATATTTTTAAGTGTCAAGCATTTGATGTAACTTTTAAAGAACATACTGAAAGTGATGTTATTTATTGTGATCCCCCATATTTACCATTAACAGAAACTTCGAATTTTACTGATTATACTAGTGGGGGGTTTACTTTTAAAATGCATGAGCAATTAGTTAAATTGGCGGAGGAGTCAACAGCTTTGATTTTAATTTCTAATCATTGGCTTCCAGGTATAACGGATGTTTTATATAAAAATGGAGATGTTAGTAGGAGAATAATTACTTGTAGATATATAAGTGCTTATGGCCGCCCAAAAGTTGAGGAGGTGTTAGTTATTTATAATTAATAGAAAGGAGAGGCGTTATGAGTATTCAAGGAAAAGTTGCTAAGTCGAATGGGCATGCATTAGAAAATCGTGTTGAGGAGTTAATTATAAGTTATGATATAATAAGTTTAACATATAAGGAGTGGATATCCAGTAGGTTCGGTGTTGATACAGAGTATGTTTTATTAAAAAATGTTCCTTATACAACTATATACGGTGGCAGTGGTAGAAGTGAATTTTTATTATTAAAAAATGGCTATTCATTAGATAACGGTATTCGAATTGAATGTCGATCTCAACAAGTAAGTGGATCGGTTGATGAAAAACTTCCTTACCTTTTTGAGTCTGCTCTTGCGTTTAGGCAACATAATGTTATCATAGTTTTGGAAGGGTATGGGTTTAAGAGAGGAGCGCGGGAATGGTTAAAAGCCCGTTGTGCTAGTATTAAATATAAAAATATCAGAGTGTTAACTTTTGAAGAGTTTAAGCAATGGTTACAATTTAATCTGGAGTAATATTATGGACGGCATAAGCACTTATTTGGCTAAACGTTCCGAAGATTTAATGTTATTTAAGATGCCAAAAAATGAAACGCTGATGAATGAAATATTTAGTTTTAACCCTCAGACATTAGAACAAGCATCCGCTGTTGATATTAGTCGTTATACTGTTGGTTTGGCCCAATTTCTAATTTATTTTACATCGCAAACTAACGCCTCTAAAGTTAAGTTGATGCAGAAGAAGCGATTATTAGATGCAGCAGTTAGTAGGAGCGGCATTAAGGCTAAAACTAAAGCTGAAAAATTAAATAAGCTTGTTGAGCAAGATTATAGAGTTAAGCAACTAGTTAATGATGTTGAAGTTCTAGAATATGAATTGAAACTTACCGAAAATTTAGAGAAATATTACGTCGAATTAATAAATGCATTTAAGAGAGAATTAAGTAGGCGGGAGTTAGAATATAGAATGGTCAAAACAGAAAGGTACTCATAGTTTATGAATGATGTAAGTACTAAATTAAGTTTTAAGCAAAATTTTTATGAACGCGCTTTATTGTCTTATTGTTTTAAGCGCTTGGATAATTATTATATGATTTCTATTTTTATTACTGCTAATGATTTTTTAGATGATGAGCATAGATTAATATGGATGATTTTTGATGGCTTAGTAAAAAAACGTATAAAACACTTAGACGTGTATTTAGTTATAGACGAGGCTAGAAAAAATAATATTTTAACTGAGCAACTTCATAATTATATTTTGGCGTTAGCCGATATGGATTTATCAAGTATCAATTTAGATTTTTGTATTAAAGTAGTTTTAGACGCTAGCGCTAAATATAAACTTTATACTAATTTAAATAGTAATCTTAAATTGGTAAAAGAAGCCGCAGTTAATGATGATTTTAAAGCTGCTGATCTTATCGGTAAAGTTAGCAAAGAGTTGTTAGAGTTGTCACTAAGCAGTAAAGCTATAAAAGAAGCTAAAAATTTAGCGGATGGTATTGATGAGTATTTAAAAGAGCGTTATGAGAATGAGGTTGAATTTTGCGGTATTTCTACTGGACTTCCAATTTTAGACAAACGTATAGACGGCTTAGTTCCTGGCACACTTACTGTATTATGCGCTAGACCTAAACATGGTAAAAGTACGTTTTTAAGTAATATAGCGGCTTATGTGGCTTATGAACTACGTAAGCCAGTGTTGTATGTTGATACAGAAATGGATTTTGATCAGTGGCGTAGTAGAATTTTGGCTATGTTATCAAATGTTCCTGAACGTAAAATAAAGCATGGGGGTTATACAGAAGAAGAATATGGTAGGTTAAAGTTAGCTGCTTCTATTATTAAAAAAGGCAAACTTTTCCATGAATTTATGCCTGGCTACTCATTAGATAAATTAACAGCTTTGTATAATAAGTATAAACATATAGAGAATATTGAATTAGCAATATTTGATTATATTAAGGCACCAAGTAGAGCGGATTTTAAGAATAAAAAAGAATATCAAATTTTGGGAGATGTTACAACTACATTAAAAGACTTGGCTGGAGAATTGGAAATTCCATTTTTGTGTGCTAATCAAATTAATAGGCAGAACGATATAGCTGATAGTGATAGGATTTTACGCTATTCTGATGTTGTAATGTTTTTTAAACCAAAAACAAAAGAAGAATTTGATAAAGTTCATCCGTTTGAGAAAGATTATGGTAATTATAAATTAGTTATAACTGATAGTAGGAGAGGAGGAACGACCCCTGACGAAGGTATTGGGTATTATTTTTTGAAACGGTTATTAAAAATAGAAGAAGCTCCTAAACAGTTAATTGATTATGATAATTATGTAAGTAAAGAAAAAGATGAGATTATGTTTGTTGAAGACGAATCTAGCATTGAAGAAGTATTTGAGGAGTCAGTAAACAATGTCAGTAAAGACGAAGAACAGTTATTCTGATGAAGAACGAAAATATAGGATAGCTAAATTAAAGGAAGCGGTTGATGCTCGGCAATTATTAGAATCTTTAGGGTTTATTGTTTATAGGGAAACTTCAAAAGAGATACGGGCAGCGTGTAAAGTGCACGGAGGAGATAATAAAACTGCATTTAGAATGAATAAAGTAACTAAAAATTGGGTATGTTTTTCACACAATTGTCATGAAGATATAGGTTACGATGTCATTAGTCTGGTTATGCATATGTTGAATTTTACTTTTGTCGAAGCCGTAAATTATTTAGAAACTATTACTGGATTAAATATTAATGACCCTAATTTATTTGCTAGGTATAAAAATGAAGTCGATAAAAAAGAGTTTATACAAGAAGTTTTTAATAACCATTACATACCTCCTTCTTTAGTAAGCGAAGATTATTTGGAAAGTTTTAAAAAATTTAGAACTTGTTTTTTTGAAAAGGTAGAAAACGGAGGATTTCCTAAACATGTCTTAGATTATTTTGAGATAGGTGGTGGTTATGTAGATAAATTTGGTTTACAGCGTGAAATTATTCCTATACGTGATGATAAAGGCGTGTTAGTAGCCTATAGCTGTAGAGATATTACAGGAAAGGTCGAAGATGAGTGTAAGTATATTTTAACTGAAAATTTTAAGAAAAACAACGTATTGTACAACCTTAATAATGCGAAGAATTATCTGGGAGATGATAGAGCAATAATTGTTGTTGAAGGCTTTAAATCTGTGTGGAGATTATTTATGGCTGGATATCGGAATGTTGTGGCGTGTATGGGAAGTAAGATAACTGAGGGTCAGCAGATGTTGCTTTATAAATATGCGAAAAGTGTTTATGTTTTATTTGATGCTGATCAAGCTGGTATTAAAGGAACAATCGATGCTTTAACAGTAATGAAAGGTAAGATAGATATTAAACCTATTTTTTTACCGTACACTGGAAAAGATCCTGCAGATTTATCTATTAATCAGATAAAGTTATTATTAGGAGGAATAATTAATGGTTAAAAAGACTAGTAAAAAGAATGAATTTGTTGAAGCTTATGGAACTCCAACCCCTTTATTATTGCCGTCTAGAAATTATAAATTTAAGGTATACGAGAAACAATATAGTTTGCGGGTTCCTAGGCGTGGCAGGTACGTAGATTTGAATGATACGTTGTTTAGTGAAAAAGATGGCGATTTTAATATTTTGTCGTATGATGAAGAGACAGAATTAAAAATTGTATTTTTACCTGCTGTGTCAAAGTTGCTATTTGCTACAACACAATATCCTGATATGAAGGACAACCAAGCTTTTGTTCCAATAGCTTTATTGATCGGTGAAGATTATGTGGATATTGTTGGTAATTTAATTGAGATGGTGGAGGTTTAGCATGGAGTGTGTTAAATGTGGTAGTGCATATTTGATAAATGTTGGCACGGATGTGTTTACTTGTGATGATTGTGGATCAAAGATGGAAGTAACTTATTTAGTTTGTAAAAATTGTTTATCATCTATGCGTTTACAGAATGGGAAAATTTATGATACTGTTTCTTTGGGTTATGAAGGCACTAGTTTATTAGATGCTAATGTTTCTATGTTTGATTTAATAGATAAATGTTTACGTTGCAGCCATCCAGTGATGGTAGAGAATGGTGTGTATACTTGTTTAAATTGTGGGTTTAGTTGGGAAGTTATGAAATGAAAGTACTTTCATTAGATGTTTCTTCAATATCAACTGGTTGGTCTTTATTAACTAATGAAAAGAAATTATTATGTTTTGGAGTTATTAGTATTCCGGATGTAGAGCTTTCTGCTAAGTTGTATTGGTTTCATAATTATATTGAGTCTTTAATTATTACATTAGACCCAGCCATAGTTTTAGTTGAAGAAACTTATTTAAAAAATGTTAAAACACTTAAGACTTTATCACAATTTATAGGTATTGTAAATTTTGTGTGTTTTAAGTATCGTAAACAAACGATTTATTTGAGTCCAAACACAGTACGTGCGTTTTTTAAGTTGAAAACTAAACACGACGTTTTTGATTTTGTTAAAAATAAATATAGAGTGAAGTTGAAAGGTTTAATGTTTAATAATGGCAACGATATAACGGATTCGATATTACAAGCGCTGTATTATATCGATAGTCAATGAGGTGATTATTATGAATAATGTTATTATGGTTTCTGCTACACGGCTGTCCATGTTTTTACAATGTAAATGGAAATATTGGTGTAATTATGTTTTAAAATTGCCGCGAAAACCCAACCTATCGTTTAAGTTGGGGCTGGCTGTACACGGTGCTTTATTTTTGGCTGGAAAAATTTGGAGAGAGAAAGAAAAGTTTACAGCAGAGGACATTAAAAATATACGAGAGGAATATAGTAGGCTCGCTGCTAAAGGAGGTATTGAAGACCCAATTATTTATAAAGATGGCCTGGATATGGTTTTAGAGCGATTAAAAAATTTTGTCAATGGTAAAATAGTTTCTATTGAAGAGCGTTTTAATGTAACAACCGACACGGGAGTCATTTTAATTGGCGCTATGGATAAAGTTGAAGAAATTGATGATGATACGTTGTTGGTGACTGATTATAAAACGTCTAAATATTTTGAAACACAGGATGAACTAAAATCTGATATACAGTTGTCTATTTATGACTTGGTGGCGAATATTAAATATCCAAATTATAAGCGTATTGTTTTGTCATTGGATTATTTAAGAGGTAACCCTGTTTATACATATAGAACTATTGAAGAACGTAAAAGTTTTTTAGAGTATATAACAGCAATTTATCAAGAAATGCTTACGTTGAAAAAAGAAGATGCGACTCCTACACTTAATGATATGTGTAACTGGTGCGACTTTACTGAAAATTGTACGGCGTACCATGAGGCTGTTGGTGGTAATTTATTTATTAAGAAAAAACCGGAAGACTATGAAGATGAAGACTTGTTGGTAGAGTATCAAAAGGTTCAAAGTAAAAAACGTATTATTGATAAACGCGAAAGAGAGTTGCGTCGTTATATGTTAAATAAAATCGAATCGACACAAAAGAATTTAGTTGGTAATGGTAAAGAGTTTTATCCAAAGCAAAGATTAATGACGACTTATAACCCAGAAACGTTGTATAGACATATACCTGTAGAAGATTTTTTGAAGTTAGTTACTGTATCTAAAAAAGAGGCTGATAAGTATTTGGTAAACAAACCAGACATAAGAGTTTATGTGGAGGAGTCGGCTGTAAAAGAGTATACTAGTCCATTTATAGGTGTCCGTAAAATAAAGCAATAGCGGGGTATTACTATGTTATTTAATTATGATAAGGAACTCTTTGATACGAATTATGAAAAATTGTTATATTTTTTGTATAATAATGGCGTGGAGTATAAATTGAATATTGGTAGAGTTGGTGAGTTAGAAATACTTATAGAGGCTTTTAAAACTATTGTTGTTATTTATAAATTTGAAAATTGTTTTGAGCAAAATATGTTTAAATTAGGCGTTTTGCCTAGGCGGTATATGTTAGAAAAGTATCTAAGTTTTAACTCTAATGGGTGGGTTATTTTACAATTTTTTGAAGATGAGATAAGTTTTTTATTTGAAATTGTACTTTCGGTGTTACGTAATAAGTTAAAGTTGTCTACTAGGCTGTGTGGAGCGCGTAATTGTAGTATTTCTTATTTGGATTCTACCACATCAAATTATTTTTTATCTAATAACCATATTCACGGTAGAAATTATGGTAGGAAAATCGATATAGGTGCGTTTTATAATGGACGTTTAGTAGGAGTTATGTCTTTTAGGAAAGGCAATTTGTCTAGAAATAGCGCAGCTTTAGAGATGGATAGGTTTTGCACTTTAGTTGGCCATAATATTCCTGGGTTAGCTAGTAAAATGTTTAAGTTTTTTATCGATACGTATGATCATGGTAATAATGATATTGTTACATATGCTGATTTACGTTTTACAAGTGGGAATGTTTATAATTATTTAGGGTTTGAATTTGATAAATTTACTCAAACCAATTATTTTTATATAATAAATGGACGTAGAGTGCATAGGTTTTCTTATAGAAAGTCTGTATTAGCTAAAAAATTAAAGACGTTTGATCCTAATTTAACTGAGTATCAAAACATGATAAATAACGGTATTGATAGGGTTTGGGACTGCGGGCATAAAAAGTTTATAGTTAAAAATTATGCGTAAATATACTTTATTAACAGTAACGAAATTAATTGAAGACGAAGGCTATCAGTTATTGTCTTCTAAATATAAAGGTGTTTACGATAAATTATTTATTAAGTGTAACAAAGGGCATGTTTTTAAGTTAACATTAAATAGCTGGAAAAAAGGGCGTAGATGCCCTTTTTGTTCTTATAGAGTAGCCTATTCTGAAGTTAAGGCCCTATTTGAATCGGCTTGTTATAAGCTATTGACAAGTGAAAAAGACTATAAAAATACTAAACAAAAATTACTTTATATTTGTCCTAATGGACATAAAGGTGAAATTTCATATACTAATTTTAAAAAGGGGGTTAGGTGTAGGAAATGTTACTTTTCTAGTAGAAAAATTTCTAAAGAAAAACTAATAAACTTGTTAAATTTATCGGGTTTTGTGTTATTATATTATAAAGAGCCGTTTAATGGCAGTAAATCTAAAATTATAGTTAAGTGTAGTAATGGCCATGTTTTTGAAACTTGCTATAGTAAATTAAAAGCTGGGCGCGGGTGCAAGATGTGTCATTATATTAAATTGGCTAGTGAATATAGGTTATCTTATGCTTATGTAAAAAATAGTTTGTCTAAAGAAGGTTATAAATTATTGAGTACTGTATATAACAATGCTTTTGATAAATTAGAAGTTGAGTGCCCTAATGGTCATAAGTATTTTGTTAGATGGAATGATTGGCAGCAAGGTTGTAGATGTCCAAAATGTAGTATAAACATATCTTCTGGCGAACAAGCAATTCTAGATTTATTAAACAAATATAATATTGATTATAAATTACATGATAGGGAGTTAATATTTCCTTTTGAATTAGATATTGTTATTCCTCAATATAAGTTAGCTATTGAATATTGTGGTTTATATTGGCATTCTAATAAATTTGTTAGTTATGATTACCACCAGGTTAAATTGAATAAGTGTAATGAGATTGGCTATAAATTATTAACTGTTTTTTCTGATGAATTTGAATTGTATAAAGACGATGTTAAAAATTTTATTTTAGATATTTGCGGTGTAGACGTTGAAATTATATATGATATAAAAACTTATAAGATAGATTATATGGAATATTTAGTTGATTTGTATAATAAATATATTAATTATGATTCTATTAAAAAATTTTTAGTTGAATTTAAAAATAGCTATTATAAACTAATTTTTTGTGTAGATAGGAGGATATATGATATTAATTTTTTTGAAAATTTAGGGTTTAAAGTAAAGTATGAGTTAGAACCACAAAAATGGTTTGTTGATAATAGGAATAATAGAGTTAGGTCTGGCGGCAAGTATGAAATCTATGACTGTGGAATAACTATTTTAGAGAAAACAAACCGAGTATCGTTAAATTATGTTAGACATTCTTTTGAATTAGAAGGTTATAGGCTGATTGGTACCGAAAAATTTAACGGTAGAACTAAATATGTGTATAGATGCCCTAATGGGCATAAACATAGTATTACTTGGACTAATTGGAAAAAAGGTGCCAGATGTTATTATTGTTCAAGAAATGTATCAGTGTCTATTAGTTTTATACGTAAGGAAATGGCTAAAGAGGGGTATACTTTACTTTCTGATAAATATATAAATCGTAAATCTAAGTTAGATGTATTATGTCCTAATGGACATTTTTTTAAAATTGGGTGGAATGCTTGGTCAGCTGGTAAACATAGATGTAAGTATTGTAATGGAGGAGGTAGGCATTCCTATGATTACATTAAAAATTCATTTGAAAAAGAAGGGTATAAATTATTAACCAAAAAGTATGTTAATAATAAACAAAAATTAGTATTTATTTGTCCTAATGGACATAAACATTACATAACTTGGTCTAATTGGAAATTAGATTATAGATGTGCTAAATGTGCCAATAATATTAAAAAGACTATAAATGAGGTTAAGGAGAGTTTTGAGAAAGAAGGTTATATTTTATTAACTTCTGTTTATAAAAATAATAAACAAAAGCTTAAATGCATTTGTCCTAATGATCATTATTGGGAAGTTACTTGGTCTGATTGGGTACAAGGTTATCGTTGTAAATATTGTTATTACGAGAAAATTACTGGTAAAGGCAACGCTAATTGGAAAGGGGGTAGTTCTAAAGAAGAGTATTGTAAAGAATGGTATATAAAAGGGTTCAAAGAGGCGATTAAAAAGAGAGATGGTTATAGATGTCTAAACCCTTTATGTGATAGAATTGATGATAAGGATTTAACTATACATCATATTGATTATAATAAGAAGAATTGTAATCCTAATAATTTAATAACATTATGTAGACGATGTAATATTAGAGCTAATTCGGATAGGGAATGGTTTAAGGAGTATTATAATATATTACTACAGATAAGATTACGGAGGTTTAATAATGTCTAAAAAGAAAAATAGAAAGAAGGTTGTATCTACGCAAAGGAAAGGAGCTAAAAGAAAAATTAAGGTGTTAGGATACTGCGATAGTCCAACATGTGCAACTGGGTTTGCAACTGTAAGCCGTAATATTTTTGAGGGATTATATAGAACTGGACGGTTTGATATTGAGATTCTTGGCATTAATTATTGGGGCGACCCACATAATTTTCCTTATAGAATATGGCCTACTGGGACAAATAATCAGAAAGACCCATATGGAAGGCAAAAAGTTTTGAACATGATTCCGTTAATGGATTTTGATATTTTATTTTTTCTTCAAGATAGTTTCATTTTGAATTTTGTGCCTATGCTTTTAGATCATTTGAAGAAAAATAGAAGTAAACCGTTTAGATCTATTTGTTATTATCCAGTAGATTCTATTATTAAACAAGAATGGGCTGATAATATAAAAGATGTTGATTATTTAGTTGCATATTCTGAATTTGGTAAGCAAGAAACTTTAAAAAGAGTTGATAGAGATATATTAGTAATTCCTCATGGTGTTAATACAAGAGATTTTTATCCATTACCAGAAACAGACGTTATGAATTTTAGAAAACAATATTTTGGTCCGTTGTCTGATACTTTTATCATAACGAATGTCAATAGGAATCAACAACGTAAAGATATACCACGAACAATAGCTGTTTTTGAAGAATTTAGAAAGCATGTTCCTAATAGCACTCTATATTTACATTGTTTAGCTGAAGGTACTGAGATAAGGGTATTAAATGGTGTTAAAACTATTGAAGATATTAGAATTGGTGATTACGTATTAACTCACGAAGGTCGATTTAGACGAGTATATGAGACTTCTAAACGTAAATTAAATAAAGATGAGAAAGTTTTTAATGTTTATGTTGTTGGTAGAAATAAACCAATTACAATTACTGAAGATCATAAAGTATTAGCTATTAAACATGCTAAATGTAAACATAACTCTACTAATACGAGAATCTGTTTACCTACATGCAAACAACAATGGAAAAATGCTCAATCTAATTGTAAAGAACGTGTATATTTAACCTATACCCCAGAGTGGATTCCAGTTAAAGAGCTAGTGGAGGATGATTATTTATTAATACCGCGTTTACGAAAGACTGATGATGTTATTGTTCCTGATGAGTTGTGTGTGTCTGATATATTTGCTAGCAATAATCAAAATTATATTATCGATAATAATGGGCGTATTAAAACGTCTAATCATCCAAATACTAAATCTATACCAAACATTATAAAGATAACCGATGAATTACTATATGTGTTTGGTTTATATGTGTCGGAAGGTTGTGTAAAAGGTCATCACGACGCTATATATTTTACATTTAATATTAATGAACTAGAGATGCGTGACAAGCTATTATCCGCTATGAAAGACATATTTGACTTAGATGGTAAAGTAGAAGTGTTTGAAGACACACATACTATGCGAATAAGTTTTTTCTGCACAACACTAGCACGTTTATTTAAGATATTGTTTGGGCATTCGGCACATACTAAATGTTATCCTGAAGTATTCAATTTTTTACCAGTCTATAAATTTATGTCGTTTATTAAAGGTATGTTTGATGGAGACGGTCACTATAATGAGAGATTTATAAGTTATAGTAGTGTGTCATTAAATTTAATGTCTTTGTTACAGTCTGGTTTATTACGTTATGGAATATTCTCTTCTTTGCGTATATGCCAAGCTAGTAATCAATTTAATGGGTATACTTTAGCCATTCATGCAGAGGCTGATAAATTATATAATTATTTTAACTTAACTAAAAGCAATAAAAATAGAGATGTTTGTAACTACCATTCTTGGTTGGATAATTTTGTACTATGTAAAATTTATAAAATAGAAGAATGCGGATATGATGGCTATCTTTATAATATGTCTGTAGAAGAAGATGAGTCCTATTGTGCTAATGGCTTTATTGTACACAACTGTGCAATTAAAGACCAAGGTTGGGATTTAGCAGAAGTTTGTAAAACATTTGGCTTTGATACATCAAAAGATGTTATATTTCCAAAAAATTTTGGTCCTAATCAAGGATATCCAAGAGAAGTTTTAAATTTAATTTATAATGCCAGTGATGTGGTCGTTAGTACTACACTTGGAGAAGGTTTTGGGCTTTCATGGCTTGAGTCGCTTGCAACTAAAACTCCTATTCTTATGCCAGCTAATACTATGTTGCCGGAATTTATAACTGGAGATATAGGCTGGCTAGCTAAAAGTGGTTCTAATCCATCACTATGGACTACTATTCAGTTCGACAATGAAGTTAGACGTCCATTAGTAGATGTTGAAGATATGGTAGAAAAATTATTGGAAATTTATAATAACCGTGAAGAAGCTAAACGCAGAGCTGAAAATGGTTATAAATGGGTAACTACAAAAATGGATTGGCAAAAACATATTGTACCAGAGTGGGTTAAATTATTTGATGAAGCTTATACTAATATGATATTAAATGTAAATAGACAAAAAGAGGAAGCAATTAATATGGTTGATAATATAGGTAAGGTGATAAATACTGAAGAATTTTAGTTGTATAGCCTTTATTTGGCTCTAAAGGAGGCTTTTATGAAATTAAAAGGTATAAAATATGTAGGCCCTGTTTTTGATATATCAGGTTACGCACAGGCTGCAAGAGATTATATATTGGCTTTGCATAAAAAAGGAGTGCCAATAACTGTTAAGGTTGTAACTTTTGAAGGCGGAATGGTTGATTGTGGTGAAAAAGGTAGAATTATAAAATCACTTGTGAATAAGCATATAGATTATAACGTTGTTCTTACTCATTTAACGGTTGAACATTATAAAAAACACTATGAACCAGGTAAAATAAATATAGGGTATTCAATATGGGAAACAGATAAAATTCATGATGCTTGGGTTGAGTGGATTAATGAATGTACAGATGGTGTAATTACAGCAACTGAGTGGGGAGTTAATGTATATAAAAAATCGGGTGTTAAAGTACCAATTTATACTGTGCCTCATATTATAGATGTAGATGAATATGAAAATATTGAACCGTACGAAATTGGTAAAGTTAAAGATGATGCATATAAATTTTATTCTATTTTTCAGTTTTTCGAAAGAAAACACCCAGCAGCTTTATTAAAAGCTTATTGGTATGCGTTTCAAAATAATGAGAATGTCGCTTTAATTTTGAAAACGTATAGAATAGGATTTGATGATAGAGAAAAAGAAGCCATTAGGACTACTATTAAAAGATTGAAGCAAGTTATGCCTATGGATAATTATCCGCCTATATATTTAATATTAGACAGGTTAAGTAATGC